TCTGCTATATCGAGCAAGAACCCGGCTCTGGTGGCAAGGAATCGGCTGAATACACGATTAAAAAGAACGCAGGGTATCGGATCAAGGCAGATCGTCCGACGGGGGATAAGGATACTCGTTTGATGCCGTTTGCCGATCAAGCCGAAGCGAAAAACGTCAAGTTGGTGTTTGGGCTATGGAATCATGCATGGTTGGAAGAAATGACTTCGATACCAAACGGCACATATCGAGACCAAGCGGATGCAACGGCGGGAGCATTCAATAAATTGACATTGAAGAAATCTTCGACACGGCTGGGTAGGGCGAAAGGACTGTATAGTAGCAGACATTAAGTTGCAAATATTTCGTTATGTTAAAATAACAAATAATAAATAGGATTACCCTTCGCTTACCCTACGCTGAAATGATTTACTAAATAAACGTGTTAGCATGGTTGGTGTGGTACCACATCGTAACTGTAATTGAGTAAGCAAGAAGGAGATCACTATGAGTACACTACGTTCTATCTTTTTCGTATTGATTGCCACATTGGTAATCATGTCTGGTTCAATTATCGGTGTCCAAGCACAAGATATCGGAAATGACGATGCTGAGACAATCGAAAGACCCATCGAATCTCAAAGCTGGGCAATTGTTTTCGATGCTCAAGATATTTTGGATGGTGATCCAGAGCTGATGCAACAACTTGCAGATGCTGGATATACCAAAGAAGAGATTGCTATGATGCAAGAATATGTATTAAAGCAATCTACAGTAGACCCAGCGGTGTTTGAAGGCAGTGTTGTATCCCGTGCAATTGATACATTTTCTGTTCCATGCAGTTCAGGTAAGACAGCTAACATTGTCGCACAAATTGGTGCTGGGTTTACATTTCTAACCCATACCTTTGCAGATGGATTAACTACACATACAGGAAATCAAAACTGTAGCTTAGTTTGTGTATTTGCAGCAGGCGCACAGCGTAATAATGTTGCAACTTCATACTTCACCTCGGTGAACAGTAGCTACACACATAAACTGCATTCGTGGTGCAGTTAATGAGAAGATAGTCATCTGAGGATGATATATAGAGGGTAGGTCTCGTGCCTACCCTCTATTATTGGGTGTATAATCAAAACAAACAATCCAAATGTGCAAATAACAAGAAGGCTAATGAAGTTATGTCAAGGATGATTCATTGGGAAGATGATGAGCTTAGCCAATTCCCTAATTCGGCTTCGGTAGCCGCTTCCATTATCCCAATAGTTCAAGAGTGTTATATGCTTTGGAAACCAGTTGATAATGGGGTAGGTGAACAAGATTTTACTATACACATTGTTCGTGCCATGAGTTCTGCTGGGCAGATGTACATAAATAAAAAACGTCAACTAACAGTTGACTTCAATGTGCTAGATGAGATGGATATCCCGCATATCCAAGAGGCTGTATCGCTACTTATTACTGCATTTGAGAAATGTAGCTCTATATGGGAAAGTCAAGATTATGATGATATGACCTTAGTAGAGAAAACCATGAATTTCATACATATGGTAGCAATAAAAATGTACCAAAGCGGCTGGTGATTCAGAGTCAGCTTTACACTATGCAAGGCGGATTGAACGTCGTATGTAGGGTATCCGTTTAATCGGGTTCTGTTGCAAAAAAACCACTCAGACAACTATCTTCACAAAATGGGTATTTGACAGGTATCTCATCAATTTGTATGAGAAATCAAACTTCATCTTCCAGTACAGGCACAAACTTATATTTAGTGCTGAGTATTTATCCATCAATTCCTCCGATAAATTTCTGTACTAAGTTACGATCCGGAGACCAAAGCCCCATCTATAGCGGGGCTTTGTATAACTTTTTTATGATTAAATCACCTTTTAACAACCACCCTTGTTGTTCTATGTTAGATCTTTAATCTTCCCTAATTGATTCCAATAATACTCTTGTTTCTTCTGATGGTGAGGTATGGTTTTTTAGAACTCTGTATTGTTCCCGAGCATCATCCAAACGATTCTGCTTGATATATATCTGCATCACCATGCGATGAATATCTTCCCTCTGTGGAACTTCTTTCAATGCACGGATGTAGAAATCAAGTTCTTCCTCCCACTTGCTTTGATTTGCTTGCAAGCGTGCCATACCCATTAAGGCTTCAGCATACATTTCCTGCAATTGTGTGCGACGGGCTTCGACCCAAGGCAGGTTCACCGTATGTAAGAAAGGTGCTTTATAAATGTCAATCGCATAGCTGAACAACACCTCTTGTTCGTGTGGATCATCCGAGATTAGCGCACGTTCAATCGCTTCCTCAAAGTCAAAGACATCATAATGACGAACAACCTTATCGTTCGGCATATAGAAGCCTGCCGAATAAGTGGTCAATTCATAGTTATCGTCATCATCGACATTCATTGAGATGTGTTCTGTGATTTCACGCTTGGTCACATGGAAGATGTTAGTCGCATCTTTCACACTCAACTTAGGCCAGAAAACCTCAAAGATCTGGTCACGGGTCACAAGCGGTTTATCAACGAAGTAGAAGAATAAATCACGAGACAAAGCACCATCCCAATTCTTTATTTTTCTTCCGTTGATAATCGCATGTCCACGCCCGAACGCATTTACCTCAAGTTGTGGTCTTGGTTTTTCTTCCTTCGTAAACATCAAATTATTACGACGATGCGCCGTGCCTAACACGACCGCTTGATCGCTATATACCCAGTTCAGCCACGGGTCGTAGGTCAGCAAACGGCTATTGACTACCAGTTGAGCATTATTTGGCATCTTGTCAACAAATGCCGTGATAAATTCTTTGAAATCGGCATCCTGTGGCACACGGTCGAGTTCATCAAGGAATAATACAACATGCTCCGCCTGAATACTGGCGAGGTCTTTGCCGAGGGCTTCACCAAGTGTAGCTGGTGAACCAGTATCTACCACACCTGCCAACTGACCGCCGAAATCAGCAATAACATATTGCATTTCTTGCAATAAACCAGAAACCCAATGTTTCAGATTATCCATAGTTTCTGGAATACGATAATACAATAAACCCTCTTTAACATCATTCAGGAAATAACTTAAAAATATGTTGCGAAAATTCGCCCACGGATGCAGCAGAATAACACGTTTGCCTGCCGACTTTTCGCGGAACGACTCAAATGATACACTTGTTACTTCTTTGGGTAACATTTTAACCTTCCCATCACGAAATTAATTAAGATATGCAGTATATCTCATCATCCATATTTACAATATTGATACACATACTCACACACACTTGCTATTTTTAACTATAACATTTCACCTCAAAATTAATTTAAGATATAAAGCAAACTAGACAAAAGCTCTGAGACTATGTGATATAATCTTGGTTAGCAGCTCCTTTTGCTAGCAATGGAGACAGGTAAAACTGTGCTAGTAAGGGGCTACCTCCTTTAAGTATTCAGTTGCCTGGCTATCTTTCACATCAATTTAGTTTGAATCAGAATTTAAAACACTGTATAGTGAAAATGTCAGGGTACAACTCCTTCACAACAAAGGCATGAATATAATCTCCATGCCTTGATATAAGACTAACATAGTAGCTCTACCATTGAAGGAGCTGTTTTTTTGCCTGAACCGCAACCCAAATACGGTATAGTGAGGTTGTTGAAGTATTCGACCTAAATTTGTTAAATAACTCACCACCTCAACAAACAAAAGCTACATCAATAGGTAGGGTTTTTACGTTATTTTTAAATGAGTTTGTATGTTTTCTAACTACTGTTCCGCTTTCATATTTATGAAACGACGATATTTTGCCCCATGTTTCAGCAAATATCCGTGAACAATCACTCAAAGTGCAATCAGACTGTATAACGAATAGAAAAGGCATATCATGACTGATATGCCTCTAAAATGCTATTCTTATCTATGTTTTTGAACTCAATTTAATCAGCATCTGGACAGTCTATAGGTATAATTGTAGTAGAAGCAGGGGCTGGACTTGAAGCACATATAGCCACTGGGTCTTCTTTAGGTTCTTTAGGCTCTTCAGGGCGAGGAATCTCACGCTCTTGTTTTTCACAACCTTCTAACGGAACTTCATTATTCGTCAGTTCACCACTATCTACTTGTGCCATATAGTGACCACAAGTAAACATCCAATCTCTGTCTTGCTGATCGACATCCCCATCCCCATCAACATCCGTGGTTGAACATGTTCCTTCCATCCAGCCACCTTCAAAACATTCATTGTCACTTTGTTCTGTACTCTGAGCAAGTGATATGACTGTTACTACGAACAACACCGCAATCAATACAAACAGTACTTTAACTTTATTTTGTTTCATAATAGACTCCCTAAAAGTTTATATTACATTATAAACAATAACATTAAATTTATTTAACTAAAGTAAAAAAGTAATAAATTCTTAAACAAATAAATAGTAGAGGAATATATTTTAATCTCAATTTGATTATACAGAGTCTTATGTCTTGGAGGATTTTGTTACCAGTTAGTTTTCACTTTTGATAAGACACAGTCACCAATGAGTTAGTAAGCATAAAAATGAACCAATTCACAATCTTAATCCTATTTTCAAGCAGATTATGATAGTTTATTGATGTCGAATCTTGCAATCGTTCGGCAAGCCCCCTTCAACGAAGCCCTACCAATAAGTAGGGCTTTTACATTCAGTTTGTCTGATTATTGAAAATGCAGTATAGTGAAATTGTCGGGGCATGACTCCTTTACAGGCACGGATACAACTACCTCTATGCCCTGATATACGACTGACATAGCAACTGCCTCACCATTGGTGGGGTGGTTGCTTTTAGTTTGAACAACAGTCCCAAATACGGTATAGTACTGTTGTTGAGGCATAAATTACTACTGTCAGTAGATGATTAAAGCAACGTTAACCTCAACAAGTAAAAACCCTGCCACTGGTGGGGTTTTTGCATTCATTTGGAATAAGCTTGTATGTTTTCTGACTACTGTTCCACATCCACGCTCTCTGCCAAGTAGTAGTAATTCATCCACCCCTCAGCTTGCAACATCATAATGACAGCACATTAGTTCTAATTTTAGGATTGTGTTATACTTAAGAAAATTTGTTCTATATTCATTCGGGGTAGGCATGTCAATTGTAAATCGAGTATTTGGTGGCGGTGGTACTGATGAGCGGTCACTGATGCAACCAGTCAAGGAAATCATCGGTCGGGTATCGTGGCAGATGACAAACATCTATGCGAGCCTTCGGTCGTATTTAAGTTTGGATACGACTCAGACAGATTATGCGTGGTGGGATAAGTTTCGGCGGGGGAAGCAAGCAGGATTTGAATTCGCCGGGTTGTTTGCGAAGCCAATAAGCGAAATTATCGCGTCGTGGGTACTGGGTAGCACAATTGAACCGCGTCTGATCGAGGCAGACGAATACACAGACAACCTGCTCAAGACGTTTTTCAAGCGGGTACATGGCAAGTTGATGACGATTGTGATTGATTTGTATGGTCTTGGAGACCAGTACATCATCGTGAACCCTGATGGCAGTTTGAGTGTACCGTCGCCGGAGCTGGTCGAAGTGGAGTATGACCCGCTGGATTATCGCAAAATGATGAAGGTTACGATTAACTCTCGATTGCCGGATGCTCAGGTCACAGATGTGTATACGGAGTCTGAACGAGTCGTTACGATTAAGTGGACGGGCAAGGACAATACGTCCCGTGCAGATGAACGGTATGTATTTGCTAATTTGATTGGCAGAATCCCGATTGTGCATCTAGCGAATGATAGGTCAGGCAACGAAACGAATGGGCGACCGATTTATGAAGCTCTGTTTAAATTGTACGACCGATACAACAACCTCATCGAGAAAATGATTGATGGTGCGGAGCTGATGGGGAATCCAATACCAGTATTTGAGGGTGTGGAAGACATCGACGAGACGATTATGGCAAATCAGACTTCGCCTGTGGATATCTTTGAGAATGAGCTGGGTGCAGAAGAAGAACGGGTACAGATAGACTTCGACCAGTTGCCAGCGATTTTCGTGGGTCGTGGTGGTCGGTTTGTGTTTGCGAGTCCGGGCAATGGCTTTACCGATGATATTCGCAATACGTTGCGGTCTTTGTTTATTCTGGTCATGGAGCATACACGGATTCCCGAAGCAGTATGGGGGCTTGAGTTATCGTCGGCACGGGCAACGGCACAAGAGCAAATGAAGACCTTCTATATGTTTATTTTGCAGAAACGTCTCCAGCTTCAGGGGCTGGGTGCAGATGATGATTTGCAGGTCGAGGCTGAGGGTGGTCTGCTGGAATTGTGCGATATTTGGCTACGCATGAAGGCATTAACTGACCGCAAGGTAAAAGTTGCTCCAGTCATGTTGAAGTGGTCTGAATTGGCACAGGAAGAAGCTGAGCTGGTCTTCCAGAAAAATGAGTCAGCCCACAACAAGGGTGTCATTACCGATGAGACCTATCTGGATAATCTTGGTATCGTCGAAGACCCACAACAAGAAATTGAAGATGCCGGGGCGCAGATGGGAGATGAGGGCGACCGCTTTGAGAAAGATATTCAAGATGCGTTGAATACGCCTATGCCAGAAGATTTGCCTGAGGTGGCGTGATGCGGACGACTGCGAATAATCGTCGAGTCTTGGCAGTAGCGCAGAAGGGCTTCCGACGTGAGGTCAAGCAGGGATTTACCCGTGTTGCTGAGCGTATTGGGGCTGTGGTGCTGGTCAATGCCGATTCAGAGGGGTTGATTCCGCTGGCACGTAAGAATCGAGTACAGGCGCAAATCGGGGCGATTCTGGATAGTTTCTTTGTAGGAGCTGATGGGCGGTCACCGTTTGGGCAGGATGGGATTACACCATTGGCTGAGTATCCACGTATTTTGAATAAGTGGATTGCAATGTCACAGGCGATGATGGTGGTTGCCGAATATAACTGGATGCGTCGTAATATTCCTGATGATATTCAGGCGTGGTTGGTGAGTACACCGAGCCGACCTGTTCCGGTCGCAGAAATTGAAGGGTTGTCGGAGGAGCAAATCGAGGCATTAAGATTGTTCCGTCCGAACCCGTTGGCAGAATATGAGCCTGCTCATACTTGGGTTGACCCAAACGGCTATCGGTTGTCGGATAGAATCTGGCAGACCGCTACACGGACACGGATGAAACTGGATGCGATGGTGGCTGATGCGATTAATGAAGGTATGTCGGCTGAACGGCTGGCGAAGCGATTAGAGCAATTCTTGATACCGGGTCGAGCGAAGATTCGCACCAATAAGCCGTATGGCAAAGATGCAAGTTATGATGCGATGCGCTTAGCACGAACAGAGATTGCACGGGCTGGGAATCAGGCGGCGTTTATCTCAGCTTACACAAATCCGTATGTTAATCGAATTGATGTGCGACGGTCGGCAAATGGTGACCCAACATGTACGGTGTGTCCGAAACATGCGACGATTGGCATTGGTGGAGAGCGATTGCGAGAGCCGTATTCGATACATGCGGCGAATATTCCTGCGTATCATCCGCACTGTATGTGTACAACCGTGCCCGTGGTCACAGACTCACCAGATACGGTTACACAGAATTTGAGAGCGATTGTCGAGGAGGCAGGGCAGGGATTAGAACCACCACTTCGGACAGCACTTCAACCGCAGGGGATGTTGCAACAGTTGCTGAGAGAGCCGATGTATCGAGAGGTGGCTGATTTTTTGGTGCAACAGATAGGACCGTAAATTGTGTTAACGAAAAGTATTTTATTTTACATTTATTTTACAAATCACTTTACATTTATTTGTAATAATTATTTGTATAAAATTATCCTTTTAATTAGGAGATAAAATGAACGTTGGAATTTCTTACTCATGGGATGGTCCGACCCACAAGAATCGTGTTGCTGAGCTAGTAGATAAGTTAAGTACTAAATTTGAAGTTATGTGGGATGCTGATCTTACTGCAGGGCATAGTCAAACTCAGTTTATGGAAAAATTAGTTCACAACAATGATTTTGTTATACTGATTTGCACCCCAAATTATAAACAAAAATTTGATGAGCGACGGGGTGGAGTTGGTTACGAAGGAGATATGATTGCGAGCGGGTTGTATAGTGGTGACAATCATACTGGTAAATTTATTCCGCTTATTTTTTCAGGAGGTTATGACCATGCACTGCCTCGTGCATTTGACCCTAAAAATGCCATAGATTTCAACAATTGGCCATACGAGCAAGAATATGAATTAGTTCAAGGGCTCATTGATCTGATTAATCTAAGAAACACTAGTGCGCTGTATAGTAAAGCCATAAGCAGATCCCCCTTAACAAGCCAAGAGCAAAGACAGCTTCAAAAAGACTTACATGTTGATGTCATTCGAATAGTTCATAATACAGAGTTTGAGTGGATAGATGCAGTTGAACAAATGAGGCTGGGAGTTGATCGTGCAATACACCAAACTGGGGTTCCATACTTGTGTGTGATAGATACGGGACTTGTGTTGTCTGGATTTCAAGACGTAACAGCATTATTTAATAAATTAAAAGATGTAAACGCCTTCCCTACACGTTTACCAGGATACCGTATAGCAATTGTTTCCACAATGTCACCTGGATATAGGAATGCTATTGAAACAGCTACAACTCAGGATCCTATAAATCTTAAAGATCGAATTCTTCAATGGGGAATTATAGGTATAAGCCTATTTGATATGTATCAAGCAGGCAAAAAAGCAGAACACGGTTTAGAGCATATAATGGGACCAGACAAATGGATATATGGGCTTGAAACTGTGGAGGAAGCGGTTCAATGGTGTAAGGACTCGGCAGCGGGATCATTGAACACATTCTAATATCCTAATATTTCTTACAGCAATTCACAAACCGTAGCAAGGTAAAAGTCAAGTTGCAAATAGAGAACATTCGTGCTAATATTTAAATGCGAGGTCGTGGGAATCGCACGACTCACAGAGCCGAAACTGTGGAGGAAAGTCTGGGGTGCAGAGACGCATCACAAAAACACTGACGGGTGAATGGTAAGACGTTAATCCCAAAAAGGTGAGTGTAAACACTTCAAAAAAGCCATTAGGTCTTTGGGCAGGCAGGTGGTGTGTACCGAATAGCTCACGAGCCGACTGGAGTCGGTTATCTTAACCATATTCCGACTCCATTGACTTGCTCGTATGGGGATGTAGCTCATTGGTTAGAGCGACTCTACCACGGTAGAGGAGGTAGTTGGTTCGATTCCATGCTCCCCACTTGGTAATTATGGGCGTGTAAAATAAAGATGTGGGTGCGAGTCCCACCACGCTTATTTGGTCACTGGCAAGAGGGCGTATAATTTTTCAAGGTACGCTGAGTCACACCAATACGGTCTTGGGACTGACTATAAAAACTCCCCTCGAACTGTGCAATGAGTAATAATGGCATGGCAGGGTAGCTCCCTGAGTACGATGGTCGTGCAGGTAAACGCGACATTTACCAAAGTGTGTGGGTACATTTGGCAACATGTCAGTGTATCGAGTGGCTTAACGTGAGTCGGTAGGTGCAAATCCTGCCACGCGCTCATTATGAATAAGAGGCTATGCCTCATGAGAGCTGTGAGTGTATCGCGGATAGAATCAATCGACGACGGGACGGTCGGCAGGCATGTCACAGCAAGCAAGAGAGACCTCCAGGCGGGGTCTCTTTTGTGTTTTGATGGGGATACTATGGCTACGACGGCTTGGGGTCAATGCGCGGGATGTTTGATACCAACGCAAATTTGATTCAATGTTCGCCCCCTATGACAATCCGATAATTGAGTCACGACACATCTTTCATCTCACTAATGCTAGACACTTTTTGAGAGTCCCTGACCTAAGACTGCATAGGTCCAAGATTCTGAAAAGCACCACAGATTATAGCTTATCTTTATCCATCATTTGAGTAACTATCAAAACACCTCAAATATCTTGCAATTAGTAAATAAGAGCAAAGACAAACCGTGTTCTAATTGTGAGAACAACCGTTCTGTTGTATAGTTGAATCTCGTGATGTAACAATAAGCAAACCATATTGAGAGATGGTTTTGTCAAGGTTGTTATATAGAAAACATCACGCCACTGTTCGAGCAGTGGCGCGGTGTCATGAGTTATTTCATATGTTGTGATATGGAATAAAGTATAACAGTTTGAATTGTACTGACCAGACTTTGTCAGTACTTAATTTTCACTTACCCAAATACAGTTCAATTGG